CATGACTATACCATTGACTAATCAACAGCTTTAGATGATTGAATGTTAATTTTCTTTGATCTTAAACCAATCGAATTTGCTGCTGTCTTAGGCTTCACAATCACCTTTGTGTCTTGTAGATATTCATACTCATTCTTTTTTAACAAATCTCTAAGCCTGGCACACATAGGCATTAATATATAAATCAAGATAATTGTAACAATTATTATGCAGCCAGCAATGAGTATAGGTTTTGTGAAGCTTCCAAGCCAATCTGTTAAAGGTTTAAAAATGAAGCTGGTGCCTTCATCTCTCACTTTGCAGATCCATGTCGAGCATCTTAGATCTTCTTCATGTATGTATGTTGATTGGTCCCCAGTAGACAATTCTAACTGGTCATTGCTTTCTATTGTTGAGAGATGAGCCTGGATTTGCATATTGCATATCTTTATTGTTAATTCACCGCTTGTTATCTTTTTGTCGCATTTCATCAATAGTGTGTGAGTGTCTCTACCTGGTTTGATGATAATTCTGTTTGTGTAAGAAGGACATGGAGGTTCTACTTTGCATGATGCTTCAATTTCTGTCTTTACCTTTATCTCGCATGTTATTCCCTTTATACAATTTGTACATCCAACGCAGTTTGCCTCAATGTCGGCCTCTACATTTGCAGTGTACTGCTTGTAATTGAAATCTCCTAATAAAACCTTTAGTGCTATTTGCCCTGTGATTCTTTTGTTGTTTATAACTTCAACGCTGGTTTCACTTTCTTCAAGTATCAAATCTGTGTCATGTGTTAATAGCTTACAACTCTGGAAATTGTTTTCTAGACATTTCCTTATAACTACATCTTTCCTTTGCGCGGCGTGGCAGATATAATCAAACTTTACTGCAGCCTGCCCATATGTTTGATTGCCGACCACTTGAATATTGCCGCAGAATTTACCAAAAGACCCCAATTCATTTATTTGCCCTCGCAACAATTTGTGGTGGGTCACTCCAATCATCTTTGGCAATGTTTGAACATCTACTGTTTTGTATTGAATTTCAAAATAATCATTGATTGTTGGTGTTGTGGAGTCAATTGTCACACAATAAGTGTCATGGCTCAATGTTATGCATAATTCTGTCAAGATTTTATCTTCTTCCAATTTTGAGAAAACATCGAGTTCTCTTCTAATCACATCTTGACATGATCCGAACAAGCAACCAGTTTCAACAGCTAAGCAGCCAAACTCTTCACAGCCCCAATTGCTGGTCCTTTCTTTTGAAAATGTTGCCCAGCCATCATCATGCTCTATTCTTTCAGGGCATGTTCCAGTACAGTGTTCTTGATGCTTTGTGTTTATAGCTATTGTAGGGCCTGTGTAGTACACGCGTTTATACTTAGCACTAGTTTTCGATGTTTTTATGTAGACTACCATGTCTATCAATTCTTGGCCTTCATTGTTTACAACCTTGTATCCAACAGATGCTCCTGTTAATGCAGGGATTTCGAAAAATATAAAACTAGAGGTTATTCCATCTGTTGTTGCTGTTCCTTGTATGGTTATATATTTAAATTGCGGTATGAAGTAAGGTAAGTTTTGTGTTCTAACAAATTTATGCAGCACTAAATCTGTATTAATTTTCTTCAACAACTGATCCTTGTATTCTTGGAAAGTCGTTGAAACCTCAGTTCTAGGTCTGATTGGCCTGAGTGTTGGATTTTCCCAAACACATGCACTAATTAATTCCTCATTGTATGGGGTTTGCTGCTTGGTGCATGCACTATCAAAGCATAGGTCTTCTGGATCGACTCCAAAGATTCTGCCCTTTGCTTCAGGATAATATCTGTTGTTAGCACATAATGTTATGTCTATCAGAGTTTGGTTGTTATATTTACATTTGCCACTTGCAAGCACTTTGCAATGAGTTACAGCATCATTTTGGTATCCTGGAGTACCAGTATGTACTGAAGCCTTGCAATTATCTTTGAAAGTTGCCTGCATTTCCCCTGTGGTTAGAATTCTGAATTCATACCTACATTGAGCATCTGCTGCACAATACAAATTGCCTGCGCCGATCAATTTATATAACTTAAATCTGCCCGTGTCTATTATGTAGTACTTTCCTGACCTTTGGCAAACATACAATTCACCAGATGAAATCTTTGTCCTGGGTGAGATGCAAATCATTACTTTGGGATTTTCACAAGTTATTTTGTCTGTGCTAATCGTTTGATTGAAATTTGCTTCAAGCATATCTGTGGTTTCACCGACCGAAGAAGAAAAATCAATTTGTTTATATTCTGGGATTGATTCTTCACTACTATGAGAAAGAGCAGATAGATTTGCTAGTATAGCATTTGTTATTGCCATGAAATCTTTCAACTTTTTATTGTTTGGATATTTTGACGAAATATTGGTCATATAAGCTTTAAATAACTCCAATTTATTGTGCTTTGTTGCATTCAACAAATAGCTGTAACCTGATCCTGGGATCATTTTTTTGAGTATATACATTATAGTGGTTAAATCTTGACCAAGCTCAGATTCTTTGTTCTTGTAATATGTTTGTGCTGCTGTGTTGATGTCTTCTGACTCTCCACAATTCGCGTTTGATTTTAGGCACTTGCAAGACTTTTTAGAACTTTCATGTTTACAAAGGTTTGTTTCATTTAACTTTGCTGCTGTCTGCCATAAGATCTGCGAATAACTACTATCTGAAACAAAGCTTGAATAATAGTCACAGTGGCGTAGTAGAAACACGTATTCCAACATTTGCTGATGGTGGAAATCACTGCTTGACTGGATCATTTGGAGATCTCCAGCTATTTTATCAGGCAATGCATCTATGATATCCACATCTAATTTAGAGATTGTCCCCTTACTTAACAACATATTAGCCACCACATGGTATTTCAAGCTTTTTTGCTGGTGGTCACAAATCCCGACTTCCATGAAGGGCCCTGTGCATTCGGGTGTCATTTCCACTTTTTTAACACATGTTTCGAATTCTGTCCCTGCAGCAGCAGCCAACATAATGCTGTCCTTGATTATAGTAGCCAATAAAAGTACAGCCATCCAATTCAATACCATTCTGGTTCTATAATTAGCAGAGCAATGATTTCGTATTTGATGGACAGTTAGTCCCATTGCATCTTCAACTTGCCCGCATGTACAGAAGCCACACTTGTTTGTAAAATCGCCATTGTATTTAAGCCCGCTCTTGTCATGCAGCATGTCACACTCTTTGCAATGTATTACGTAATAGTTCAATAACTTATGAGCATATTTTTTGTATATGACATATAAAGCCAATGTAATAAGAAACATGCAATACGTCCAACCTGCATTCATGATTGTTGCAAATTTGAATACAGATATTGTTGATTGCATCACCTGAAACGATTCTGGTAGTTGGTCTTCTGTACAGCTAGCTTGAGTTTCATCTAAAATTAGCCCCTGTACAGGTGTCAAAAAACCTAGTGCCAACGTAGCTAACAACACAGACAAAGTGAAAGCTGAGCCTTTAGCCTTGCACAACACCCTAGCAGTTCTCATTGATTTAAATCCTGGACATTTTCCTTTTTCTCTGTGAGTCTTCATTGCATCAGAATTCTCAAATCTGCACCCACAAACACAATGTATCCCGCATTTTGTGAAGGGATGGTAAGCTAGACCACATAATGAGCATTTCTTACATGTCTTATCATAAATGAATCCATAAGCATATGCAAAAGGGATAAATATGGGAAGTAAAATGTAGCATATATATGTTTTAGTTAAGATGCTCAATAGCAAAAATATAATTAATGTAAATGTTGTCATCAATATTAATTCTACATTTTGACAGATAGAAACTGCAAAGCTTGCCGGCATAATACTCCTGTGCAAAAACCTAATGCAAGACATATGGTTCTTAAAGCAGGCATGGAACTGCATTGATTTTTGACCACAAGACACTTTAACATGTTCACAGGTTTGGTCCAAGGTGACAGTAGCCGTTAGTTTGAACCATCCAGAACTTAAAGTGGTTCCTGAAACCTCAAAGTGGTTCAGACCATCTGACTGCAGCAGAACCTGAGCCCTTTCTTTGTCCACTGTTATTGTGCATTCTTTATTGCATATGTAGCTGGAGCTTTTCAAGATAAAATCCTTATCAATATCTATAACAGAAATAGTCCCTAAAGCCATTTTCTTTGGGTTACATGTAGTCCAGTCTGAAACTATCCATTTTCTCCAGACACTGGCAGTTGAGAATAATCCAGAATCATTTTTTGTGTGGTCAACTATAATTTTCAGCTGGCTAACATCATCCTTCAAGCACAACTCACTCAATGAAACATTTGAGGTTCTTTCCATGATTTTAGAACCTCCAGAGAAACATCGAATAGTAGCTTGGCTGCTAAGTCCAGCCAACGATATTAGCAACAATGCAAAGACCATCATCTTGATGGTAATCTCAAACTATTTTATGTAGCTTTA